AAACTGTCTACATCAAACTCTAAGTCAACCTTTTGTCCTACACCACTACTTGAACGTGTTTTCATAAACTGTATTTGATAGCGTCCACGTTCTTTCATTGCTCTACTTGTAAAGATACCGATAACATTATCTGCTGTTTGAATCTTACTCAAACCACCTGAAATATGTGAATGATCAAACTCAATTTCTTCTACAGCCGCTCTGTTCAACTGCGATGCTGTTACAAATACACATTGTAGTTCCATAGCCAAGTTACGTAATTCTTCTGATACATATTTGTCTTTAACAAACAGATCACTTGGCGATACTTTAACACTTAGTGGCATCATCAAATCCAAATAGTCGATCAATAACACGTCTGGCTTGCACTTGTTTTTAATTGACCATTCCTTAACGTAACTACGCAAGTCGTTTGCGTTCTTACCACTTGGCATGTATTTGATCTGTATGCGTCCACTTTTCTTGCCCATCATCTTGACTTTCATTTCTACATCATCAAGATTCTTAAACACATCACGTGTTGCAATACCTGTAAGCATACTGTCAATACGCATTGCTGTTAGTGCTTCTGAAAGTTCTAAACTGATATACAGCACGTTCATGCCTTCAGTTGCAAAGTTTACAGCCATGTTCTGCAAGAACAAACTTTTACCTGCGCCAGATCCACCTGCCCAAATATTAAGTTCACCTCTGTTAAATCCACCAAACAGTTTCTTATCAATGCTTGGCCAACCCGTGCTTACTTGTCCGTTGTTGTCTTTTAGTCCTTCAAGTCTTGCTCTCGGATCAGCAAAGTAATCTGTACCCATATCTTTTGCAAGACCAATTTGAATTGCTTCTTTCACTAGTCCTTCAACTGGACCATACTCTCCCTTTTCAAGCAAGTCTGCACTTTTAAGAATTGCACGTTCTAGTGCTTTGTGTCTACTAAATTTTTCAAATGTATCAAGTAACCAATCAGTGTGTTCTTGTCCTACACCACTTGCATCTTTTAGATTTGTTTGACATGCACTGTTAACAATATCAAGTTCAGGCATAACCTTATATTCGTCGACATACTTTTTAATAAACTCAGCATTGTCTCTTAGTTTCTGATCAAAGTTTTCACTTTCAAAAATACCTTGACACCTTACAAATGCTTCTGCATCTGATAGAAACATTTCCAAAAACAGTTTCTGTATGTCTTGATTAAAATCTTGCATTCACTATACCTTTATTTTTTACTGTTACTATTATACCATATATCATCGCTAAAGTCAACCTGTGTTTTTGTTTTGGCAAAAACTGCACCTAAACAACTACCTGGATCGCCTGGATGTTTTGGAACGTGTATTTTTTCAAACAAATGTGCTTCTCGTACTTTATCTATAGCAGGCTTGTTTAATGCACACCCGCCCATAAAACATACTTGATTGTATTGACAAACTTGTTTTAACCAAAGGCTAATGCCCATAATGAGTTCTTCGAATTTCTTTTGTACTCCGGCCGCTAAATCTCTTACGTTAGCATCTGGAAGCCAAGCATTCAATCCTCTATGCATATTAACATTGAACTTAATGCTAGGATATTTTATGTCAAACAGTTCGTTAATCTCTTTCATATAACGATCTGGATCTCCTTCTTTAGCCATCTCAGCAATAATGTATTCATCTCTATTTGCTTTTAGTCCAATGCGTTGGGTCATTGCACTGTACCACAATCCAATTGAATGAGGATAGCCTTGACTGTGAATACGTTTGATACGCCCACCTAGTCCGTCCCATATGGTATATGTTTCGAATTCACCAATGCTGTCTAGTACAACTATACCCCATCGTGTGTTTCCTTTTGGTGCAGAGTAGTAACCATATGCGGCATGACTCTTGTGATGTTTTGTAAAAGATAGTTTACAATCAGGTCCAGGACCCCAATATTGTAAATAATTCTTTACATTTGAATCACTAAAAGGAATGTCTTGCCTTGCCCATAATTGTCGTAACCATTTAAGTCTTGGATACTCATACCATACTATTTCATCTGGCATGCCATAAGATTGTTTTGCTACACTAACCATTGTATGATTTAGGTGCGGGTCGTTTTCTACACCACTGAAGTCTTTGGCCAGACATGCCCATATAGGATGCACACCTCTAAACACAGCCAAACTGGCATCGTGGCTGTTTGCTACTATACCCCAGCGGATTGTCGTATCATTCATCATTTGTAGATAAAGGGATCCTTCTCTTGTAATTTTTTAAGTTTCTTTTTTAATGCTCTTTTAGTTTGCCAATTGGCATACCAGAGTTTTAATTTTATCCAATATTTTTTCATAAGTTTTCTTCTATATATTTACAAAGCAAACGACTATAATCGCCGTGTGCTTTTTCAACAGGATGAAACAATTTCATTCTCTTGTAGTTGTTTGTTGTTGTCCATTCATTAAAACTTTCTCCAGTAGGATCATAGTAGTTTACAAAATCATAACAACTGCTTTTTACTTCACATGGGTGTATATTATTGTGGAATAAAAAGTTACCTACATTGTTTTGTAAATAGTTTTTAAGGAATAGAATATTAGTATACCACCTTTCGTATTCTAATTCATAGTCCCAAATATACTTTCCAAAGAAATTTTTAGTTTCGTGACAAGTTTCGATAAAAATATCGCCGTCGCCTTTGACTTCACTAGGATTCGAATTTGGATTGATAAACAGTGTTTCAAAATGATTCATTTCGGAATGTTGCAATCTAGAAGTAAACTCTAATTTTAAATCTTGATCGTGTGCAATACTGTCCTTTATAGATCTTATACTAACTTCACCTCTGTTAATACTTGACCACCCAACAACAACAAAAATGTTTTTTAAATCTTCTCCGTTGCGTTTTAGTTCTTCGAGATCTTGCACACAACGTCTAGCAATCCATTCGTTAGTTGCACCTGGCAATGCTCTGTTAATACATTCATCGTAGTTTAGTTTATTTGCAATATACATAGGGTATGCATGTTGTTTATTTTCTTCTGTCATATCTTCATCAGCAATGCACTCAGCACCTGCTGTAAGACTATCACCTATTGCAAATAATTTTTTCATAGAATGTGTTCCTTAATATAAGGCAGTACTAAATTTTTAAATTCTGTGTGTACTTGTTTATTGTAATGACCTTCTTTACGTTTTCCATAACTGTGTTTTTGTTTTGCCCATTTACTAAAACTAAATGTATCAAAGTTATAATACTCTTTGCCAAACACACTATCAATTAAAACATTGGGTCTTATTTTTAATGCTTTATTCCATTCATGAACATTGTTGTGCATAAAGTATTTGATGTTGTTTGCTTCACAAAAACTTTTTACAGCCATGATATATCCAAACCATTTTTCATGTTCTAGATCTTCGTCCCATAAAAACTGAGCACAGAACATTTGTGCATCATCACCGAAGTTACAAAGTAAATCACCGTTGCCATCTTTAACCCATTTTTCCGTGTGCGGATTTACAAAGTTTGTACCAAACATTTCAATTTCAGTAGACAGCATACCAAGAGGTGGCCATGCTCCGCTCTTTTTAAGATTTTTAATTTCTTCTTTTGCTGTAATTTCTAATCTGTTAATACCGCTCCAACCTACAATAACAAATACCTTGGACAGATCTTGTCCTTTTTGTTTTAGGTTTAGCAAGTCTAATATAGTTGTACGTGCAATCCATTCATTTGGCGCACCCGGTAATGCACTGTTCATATTATTTGCTATTTTAAGATCATCTGTTATTTGCATTGGGTATGCATGATATTTGTTTTCTTCAGATACATCACAGTCACCTAGAATTTCCATTCCGTGTGTAAAACTATCGCCACAAGCATATAAAAGTTCAAACATTATTCACCTATAATTAAAAGTTACCACAAGTCTGTGTCCTGGATTTCGTGGACTACTGCTACTGTGATATTCAAGTCCGTCAAATGTAATTAGCGTATTTGCCTTTGGATATACAACATCTTTGACTGTAAATTTAGTATCCTTAGATGGATATTTTTCGTTGTAAAATACTGTCGGAGCATCACTATCGTTTACATAAAACAAACTAGTTTTGTGTTCAAATTCAAAATCAACATGCGGATCGTGGTATTCGTCTTGTTGTTGTCCTGAATAAAATATAAATCCAACACGGCAACGTATTAGGTCAATATCTCCTAGCAGTGCTTTTACAGGATTAAGCAAAACTGCAAGACTAGGATTTTCAACTTTGTTATCTTCAAATACATTTGTACTGAAGCCATACTGCATTTTACCTTCACCATATGCTACATTGTGATTATAAGTCCACGACGTAAGATTACTAGTTAAGTTACTTTCTAACAACTTCAATTTGTCATTTGCTATTGCATTTTCGATCTTAATCATTAAAATAACGTTTCGCTAACAGTTCTATTTTAAGTTTACTAGTTTCAATACTGTTGATAATTTTTGTCATAGTGTATACTCTACCATACTTTTGTACAGCATCATTTACATCTTTTATGTCATCGTCCCAGTCAGGAAAACTAACACTCCACCCATAATGTAATGCACTTTCTAAAAGGTCAGCACCTGCACGATCTCTATCAGGAACTACAACTATCTGTCTTTGTAAACTGTTTATTAGTGTTGCTTGTGTGTCTTTAATGTCATTACTTAATACAGCAACACCATCTATACTAATTGCATCAACAGGACCTTCTACTACAAAACAATAACGTCTATAATAGTTTTGTCTATCCAAGTTAAACACATAACCCGGTTGACTGTCTGTAATATATTTGGGGGAGCCATCTCCTATCTTTCTCGCAGTGTAGCCGACTATGTCCCCTTGATAATAGAACGGAATAATTAGCCTTGACTTATAGGAACCTTCCGGTGTCCACATAAAATTATAATCATCTATCATCAGGCCTCTACTTAAAAGATATTCAATGGCTCCAAATAAATCTGGATCCAACCCTGACGGCTCTAGTGCCTT